ATCTGTACTACAGCTTCCCTGGTCTCACCAAAGGCGTGACCCTGACTGCTGGTGCTCTGGTTCGTAACACCGAAATGGCTTGGGTTCCTACAGCATACAAGTCGGACGTTCTTGACTTCTTCTCCGTTGCTGGTGCTCCTGGCGTTTACAACAAGGCAACTGGTTCTGGTTTTGGTGCTCAGTGGGTTCAACCTGGTAAGAAAGGTAAGGGTGGTTTCGTTGCTGGTATCAACTATGTTGCCCAGAATGGTTCTGATTCAACCAAAGGTGAATTTGATGCCTCTGGTGCTCTGAATACTCTGGCACAGGTCGGTTATCGTGCTCCTCAGTATGGTGTTGCATTCGGTTATCGTAATGGTACTGAAGGCACCCGTATCCGTACCTTTAATGGTGTTGCTGGCAATGCTGGTACTCTTGCTGCCAACCAGACCTCCAATGGTTATTCTCTGAATGCTTATTGGCAACCCAAGAAGTCGGGTATCATTCCTTCTATCTCCGCTGCTTATGGTTGGAACTATGTGAGTGGTACATCTACTCCTAATGCCGCTACCAATTCTCAGACTTGGATGACAGGTCTTCAGTGGAGCGATGTGTTTGTTAAGGGTAATGCCGCTGGTTTCGCCATCGGTGCTCCTGGTAACGCACCTACTCTGAGCAAAGATGCTCTGATGTGGGAAGCTTTCTATCGTTACAAGGTTAGCGACAACATCAGCATCACTCCTGCTGTGTTCTATGTGTCTAACAACCAAGGTCTGAAGAATGCTTCTTCTAACTATGGTGGTGTGATTCAGACGACCTTCCGTTTCTGATAATATCTACGATACCTCTAAACCTCTCTTCGGAGAGGTTTTTTGGTGTAAGGGACTATTTAACTTTTTCTTAACCTACGATTTTCTACAATGAAACTCAAACACATTGCTACACTCGGTCTTGCTCTTGCTCCTGCTGCTGCATTTGCTGGACCTGCTATTAACGGAGCAGGTGCTACCTTCCCTGCGCCAATCTATCAACGTTGGTTCGTTGATTATTCTTCCACCACTGGTGAAAAAGTCAATTATCAATCCGTTGGTTCTGGTGCTGGCGTTCGCCAGTTTGTTGCTGGAACTGTTGACTTTGGTGCTACTGATGAACCTATCAAGGCAAAGGAAGCAGCAAAGGTCAAGCGTGGTGTCGTTCAGATTCCTATGGTCGGCGGAACGATTGCCGTTGCCTATAACAAACCTGGTTGTAAACTGAAACTGACTCAGAAACAAGTTGTCCATATCTTTATGGGACACATCAAGGACTGGAAGGAAGTTGGTTGTGCTGCTGGTAAGATGGTGACGGTTCATCGTTCTGATGGTTCTGGAACCACTTATGCCTTCACCAACTCACTGGATGCGTTCGGTGGTTGGGCTCCTGGTGTTGGTAAGTCCGTGAACTGGCCAGTTGGTGTCGGTGCTAAGGGTAATGAGGGTGTTGCTGGAACCATTAAGAACACTCCTGGTGCTATCGGTTATGTGAACACGGGTTTCGTTCGCGTAAATAAACTCCAAGCTGCCGTCCTCCAGAATAAAGCAGGTAAGTTCGTTGGTCCTTCCGCTGTGACTGGTGCTGCTGCTCTGAACGGTATCAAGATTGACCCTGTGACTCTTGCTGGTGAAGATCCCAACCCCGCAGGCGCCCTTGCCTATCCTATCTCCACTCTGACCTGGATTCTTGCCTATAAGAGTGGTTATCCTGCTGGTAAGGCAGAAGCAGTCCGTGAGGCACTGAACTATGCTCTGAGCACTAAAGCACAAGGTATTGCTGATGATCTGGGTTATGTTCCTCTTGCTGGTTCTATCCTTAACAAGGCTCGCATCAAAGTCAAACAAGTTGGTTTAGGCGAGAAGTGATACATAGAGGGGGTTGACAAGACCCCCTTTTTAATGTATTATAGATAACGAGTTAGGAGGTCTATGTCTCTTATTTCCCAGCGTGATAGAGAAGTCGCTATGACTGCTATCAATCATTATGTTGATTATTTGACTAGTGAGATTGAGTTTTACGAAAGAGAGGAAATGTTAGATGATACTGACTATCAAGATCATAAGTCAGAATTGTCTGAAGTTTATGCTCTTCTAAACTGGATCAAACTAGAATACTCAAAGAATGAAAATTAATCTCTGGTATTGTAATGAAATGAAACAGTGGCGTTGGACCCTAACTGACGATCACCGTCCAGTTGTAAGACAAGAGTCGGGGCAAAGAGAAAATCTACGAGATGCTATGAATGATGTAGCAACTACTGTAGAATATATGATGAACAAGTTCTAATTTCTTGGGTGATTAGCTCAGCGGTAGAGCATCTCGTTTACACCGAGGCGGTCGGCGGTTCAATCCCGTCATCACCCACTTATAAATACTCAAAAAAGAGTATAATGGAAACCTTATATAAACTACTTTCTGATACTCAGGCAAGTCTTTTCGTTCTCTTTCAAAAGACTTGGGTTTATCACTGGCACATTGTTGGACCTGACTTTAAGCAGATTCACGATTTATTTGGTGAACAGTATCTTGCTATTCAGGAGGAAGTTGATCGTATCTCCGAGCATATGAGGTTTCTTGGTGTCAAACCAGTCAGTTCACTTTCAAGAGTTATTGAAGTCTCTGGAGTTGGAGAAGCAAAATCTAATATTGATGCGATGGAAATGATTCGTGATTTATTAGATGATCACAAAAAGTTAGTAGGTATGTTTGATTCTGCTGCTGCCGAAGCAGAAAATCAAAAGTCAAGAGGTACGGTTAATCTTCTTGATGATTTAAACGAAGCACACGGCAAGTTTATCTGGATGTTAAGATCCTTTACTGAATAATTTGGTATTGAATTATGGTTAGTGTAAGATGTAAAGTCTGTGGGACTGAATTAGTCAGTCACCCAGTCAGAACAAAGTCTTGTGGTTGTACAAATATGACCACAGTAAAAGGAGACACGATTACTGCTTTGGATTTGTCCAAAGTGGTGATGACTTCTTCTGACAAGCAATCAAAAACTTCTAATCTTCTTACAAAAGAGGATCTTGCTTTTCAGGAAGCACGTAGAAATAGAACAGTACGAAAGTTAGATTTTGAGATCAGATAGGATTTAAGTTAAGATCCTTATCATACTTGGCATACTGATAGTTGTATTGATCAAGATCACCAAATCCAAACTTTTTATTAAGTAGGGATCTTTTTCTTGCGTTTTCTGGATGGTGAATCGGAACAAATAATGACCCATCCCAAGGAAGACCGATTAGAATGTCGTTTGGTTTTGGTCCATTCTCACCATCACCAACTTTGATGACTTCTATCACACCGTTCATAAAGGCAAATAATATTTTTCTATTGTCTTCAGTTGTGAAAAGTGCTGGGTTGCTACTGTGATTGATTTGCCAGTCAACTCTTGACACTCTTCCTGGTGTGTTTAAGTTGAGTTTGTTTGCTATATTTAAAACTCTTTCTGGATCCTGGTGTGACTCATATTCTTGATACAAGAAACTGGTTTTATTTTTAAAGATATTGTAGACGACACCTAAAAATAAAATCTCATCATACTCTGTTGAAATTCTAACTGTAATCTTTTCGGATGGTTCATAAATCCTTTGAGTGGATTCAATTCCAAGTTCTAGTAGAAGGTCTTTAAATTCTTTCTTCATATTGGTATGATGTTGAGATCCTTATCATATTTACCATATTGGAAACCGTCATCATAAACATTTCCCAGACCGAATCGTTTTCCTACAAGTGCTCTTTGTCTTGTTCCAAGTTCAATAGAAGATTCGCTGAATCCTTGATTGATCTTCACACCTTGTGGTTTACCGACCAATATATCTCCTGGTCTTGGTTTGATATTGAGAGAATCAAAACCATTATGAAGAACATAGTGTGCTTCTTTTACAAAACTGAAAAAGACTTTTTTTCTTTCTTCTAATGAAAAGTCATAAGGTTGTTTTGTATACTTTGCTTCCCAACCAATTTCAGCAAGTCTAGTTTTTTCTTGATAGTGAATTCTTTCCGCAAGAGACTGAATTTTGTTTTTAAGATCTGGAGAGTCATAATGATCTATGAACTCCAACCATAGATAACTTTTCTTATTAAGGTATGGGATGAAGAAAAGATATATTGCCATTGCTCCGTCCTGGCACATATAGTTTGTCTGCTTCATCAGTTTCTTTTGTTTTGGTAAGACTGGTGACCAATCTCTATAGCCCAGTATTCTTAAAAGTCTTTCAAATTCTTTTCTTTTCTTTGATGGTTTAATAATCACTTGACTATTGTTGATTTTGTATATTATAATGTATTATAACTCACTCGTCTTAATAAGTAAATGATATCTAAATCTGATTTGGATACCTTATATCATTGGGCAAAAGACTGTGAGTTTCCGATGAAGATTGCTCCGACAGTTGAAGGATATTCAAATAAAGAAATATCCCATTGTTGGATCAAAGCAGAGTCGGTTGATAAGAGTGGAACAAAGACTGTCAAGTATGTCAGAAAGAAAATTATTCAAGACTCTAAAGTTCTAGAAATTTTTGATAATTCTGAAATCTTATTTTCTACTGTTTCTCTGTTTAGTCCTGGAACGATACTGGGTCCTCATAAAGATCCTAATGTCTATCGCTGTCCTTATAAGAGAATTCAGATTCCTCTAGAGATTCCTGATCAAGAGAAATGTTATATGATCTGGCAAGGTCAGAAAGTCTTTTGGCAAGAAGGTATTCCACAGATCTATGAGGTAATGGACTATATACACGAAGGAGCAAATCTTTCTGATGCTCCGATGAAGTTTCTCTTTCTAGATGTAAAGAAAGAAACGGTAGTTGACATTTGATTCATTGAGTATTATAATATTCTTATCGGAAGATTGGCCGAGTGGTTGATGGCGATAGTCTTGAAAACTATTAACGTTAATAGCGTTCCAGGGTTCGAATCCCTGATCTTCCTTCTTATAAATACCAGAAAAGTCTTTGTGACGAATGGGTATTCAGATAAACGGACAAACTGATACGATTTCAGCAATTGATGGTGCTTTGACTGTCAGTGGTGCCGACCTACCTACTGTAACGAACTTAAATGCGACTGGTATTGTTACTGCGACTGGGTTTGTTGGGAATATAACTGGTAATATTAATGCGACTGGCGTAAGCACGATTGCGACTCTTAATATCACTCAATCAAACCCAACAAGATTGAATGTAAGTGGTGTATCTACCTTTACAAGTGGTCCTGTTCTGATAGGTAGTGGAACAAGTACTGGAACAGCAAGTCAGACTTTACAGGTGACTGGTGGTACTTATATAAGTGGAAATTTAGGTATAGGAAACTCACTTCCATCGTCACCATTGGATGTTCAAGGTGGTCAAATTAGAATTCGTTCTAGTGGAACTTATTCAGACCCAACGGATAATGCTGGGGTTATTGGATATGATAATATTGGTGGAGATTTAACTATTTCTGCTAGATCTAGTGGTGGGTCTACGGCAATAGCATTTAGAACTTCCAACAGCGGAACAGGTGCTGAAAAACTTCGTATAGATTCAAGGGGTATAGTGACGATACCCAATCAACCAGCATTCCATGCAACTGGAACTGGAACACAATCATTTTCTGGTGCTCAAACGGATACAAAAATAACGATAGCATCAAATATTACCCCAAATACTTCCAGTTCATACGCAAACTCAAGATTTACGGCTCCAGTTGCTGGAAATTATTTATTTTATCTTTCTAGTGCAACAACAACAGCAACTTCATCAGGTCCAGCTCTAAGATTATATAAGAATGGAGTTTTTTCGCAAGAAATTGCTATTAATTATACTAACGCATCTTATAGTCAATTTGGTGGTTCAATAATAAGAAGTGCAGTGAAGGATGACTATTTTGAGTTTTATATTACCAATTATAACAGCACATCATTTACAATTGACTTGACTAGGACTTCTTTTGGTGGGTACTTAATAGGATAATAAATATTCGAAATACTCAATATGGATTATACAATCAATCCATAACTGCTACTAACAAACCTGATATGGTTCTAGTGGATTATGCAGAAGGTCTAGTCAAAACAGCAGCACAAAGAAACGAAGAAGCAGCAAATAATACACCTTCTTTATAATCTCTTAACCACTATCACCAAACCCTAACAAACTTGACATAGTAGAAGTACTCACTAGTATAACTAATAATATTCAATCTAAAACCCTATGGATCAACGCACCTACGATAATTGGGTGAAGATCAAGGAGACGTTTGAAGCGTCTGGTAATACGGACAATATGTTCTACAAGAGATCTGTTGAAATCGTAAAGACCAGAAAAGACCCACTTGCGAAGTTTCTTGGAGATGAGAAGTGATGGAACCTCAAGACGAGTTTGTAAGCCGTTCTGAAGTTCAGGAGATGATTGATGCTGCTATACGAAGACACAACCGTAATGCTTCTATCATTAGTATGTGCGTCGGTTGGGTGGTCCTTGCTTTATTTGCTGAGGGACTTCTAAGACTTGTAGGTGTTATTCCGCCTGTATTACCATGGCTCAACATTACCCTGAACTAATCGGTATTGTTTTCCTGTTAGTATTTGCCGCCACGATGTTCTATCAAGGCACTTGTATTATGAGAGGTCAAAGAGGATATTCTCTCCGAGACTATATGAAACAGGAAAGTTCAAATATGCGTAAAAGAATAGAAGACTTACTCAAGGACAAATGATCTCTCTTACAGAAGAAGATTTAAAAGAACTTCAAAGAAGAGTTACACAACAAAAAATAGAAGAACTATTTGAAGAACCATCTACTTATGAGGACGAAGACGATGAGTAATCTTTTTATATCTTCACTTTTACTTTTTAGTAGTATTGGATTATTCATTTATTGGGGACTTACACACGCATATTCATAATAGGAGATATCAATGGAAAGATTTAAAGATTTTTCAGAGTATGAACTGCGTCTTCTTGCAGATGCAGTCTGGGTTAGACAAAGACATCATATTGCTGGAGATAGAAAATTTAAAGAGTATGGAGCACTTCTGGGTGAGATTCAGAAGTTAGTAGATTACAAACCAGGAGTATTTCTATGAGAAAGTTCAATGATGTAGTTCTATCAATCACGGTAGCTATCATTGACTTTCTCTACCGTGACCTACCTATACAAAGATTCTGGGTTCTGGAAACAATTGCCAGAGCACCATACTTCGCGTTTCTCAGTGTCCTTCATCTCAGAGAATCACTAGGTCTCCGAACAGAAGAACACTATTACTTAATGAAAGAACACTTCGCACAAACAATCAATGAAACCGAACACCTCAGAGAAATGGAGTCGCGTGGCGGAGCAGACCGCTGGATTGATCGCGTTTTCGCTTATCATTTGGTTCTCATCTATTATTGGACTATGGTGGGTTATTATTTTGTTGCTCCTGTGTCTGCTTATCACCTAAACTCAGGTATTGAGTTTCACGCAACAGAAACTTACTTAGAGTACTTCTGGGATCATCAGGATGATGCAAAGATTGCAGAGATCGCAGTGGATGAAATGAACCATTATATTGAACTAGAGCGAGCAATGGAGATGATCTGATGTTATTATCAAAAGCACTTTTATTTGTTTCAGTCCCTTTCGTATTAACAACTCTTTACTTCGGAACAAAAGGAGGGTATTATGATACCGAAAAGTATAAAGGAAACGGAACCGCACATTAGACAGCGGTATCACTTCGCAGCATCAGCATTTGTAAGGATGTGGGGGCATAGTTCATTACACGATCATCGTATCGTAGAATTCTGTGAGGTATGGGCGCATAGAACTGAAAATGCCCCATTAGATGATAGGGTAGTGGATCAATACTTTTATTATGAGTTTAAGACCTGGAGGGGATACTAATGTTTCATTTAGTAGAAGCACTGGCAGCAAGTCCAATTTGGATAGGGGCTTGTGGATTTGGTATAATTGTTCTTCCAATCATGGGAATTGCCTTTATACATAATAAAGAAAAAAACCAAAGTTGAAACATGTTAAATCCTGAAATATTAAGTACAAATCTTGGTATAGATTTTGAAGTATCTAATTTAATTTTTGAAGCGGAAAAAAAACACGGGTATAAAGTTCATATGGTTATTGAGCCGGTTTTTGATTCAAAAACAAATAAACAATATGGATGGTGGGTTGAATTTGAAAATGACTCTCGCATTGTTGAAACTTTTGAAGAAATGGAAAAATATTTCTTGGAAGATATGGTTGCCAAAGGTGATGGTCCTGTGGTAGAATGTGAGGACATTAATGAATCCGATTCTTATGAAATCATGGGGGTTGTTGACGATTAATGTTATTAAAATCGGGGTGTAGCGCAGTTTGGTAGCGCATCCGCTTTGGGAGCGGGAGGTCGAAGGTTCGAATCCTTTCACCCCGACTTGCCAGTTTTTTGACTGGCACACTTGACACACAAGTCTAAACACCTTATAATAACTAGGTCAACAAACAAAACAATGTCTCTGATCCAAAAATTCAAGAAAGATGTTAGCACTCTTCGTCTTGCTGCTAACGGGGAAATCTACCTTGATGTAAAGAATCCGAAACTTTATAAAAAGGTTCGTCGCTTCTACGAAAACGAAGGCGTCGTATTTTCTGGTGATCCCCTTGACGACTACGAAATGCTTATGGAGTATGTCGCCAGCGATCTTGAGTCCGTTGAGGTTGCATGAAAACCAAAGTCCTTCTGGAACGTGAAGGATACCGCTTTATTGAAGCAGGTATTCTTGAGATAAACGGCAAACCCGATTATCGTTTGCAAAAGCAAAATTATTATACCAAACGCTGGAATGACATTTATCTGTTTGATAACAGTCTACAATGTTCTACTGCAATGGAAGATTTTGAGTATGCGAAATGGCTTGACCCAGATAGAGTTCCTTGTTATGTGAGAGACAATGAAGAAGACACGGATGGTCTATAACAGCACTGGTCGGGAGCAAACCCCTTATGTCTAAAACAAGTATCCTGAGATATATCGGGAACTTTCTCCTACTACTTGGTTATCAGATCATGTTATGGGGAGATTTTAAAAATGGTTTGATGATAAAGTTTATCGGGGGACTACTCGGCATTCCCTTTGCCATCAAACTCAAACTTTGGGATGTGTTATTTCTGATAGCATTTTTTGGTATTACTGAAATATCAAAGTTAACCCAACTTTTCTTGGTTTCCTAAAACCAAGTGGTGGAGTCAATATGACCCTATTGTTTTCTTGCTTTTCTCAAAAGCAAGTGGTGCGGATGGGACTCTCTCCCGCCTGGTTTCCAATTTCCAGTCAAAGAATTGGTGGCGAGCCTGAGTTACCAAAGGTGGGTTGCATAAACCCACCTTTTTTAGTATAATTAAAAATACACTTACCAGATTATATGTACAAAGGAATTATATTGGCTGGTGGTCAAGGAACAAGATTATATCCATCTTCATTAGTTGTATCTAAACAACTTTTAAATGTATATGATAAACCTCTTATTTACTATCCTATTAGTACTTTAATGCTTGCGGGAATCAAAGAGATCTTAATCATCTCTACCCCAGAATATATCAATCAGTTTATGGAACTTTTAGGTGATGGATCTCAATGGGGAATTCATATTGTCTATGATGTTCAGTTTGAGCCAAAAGGTATATCAGAAGCATTCTTAATTGCGGAAGAATTTATTGGAAATGATAATGTTTGTTTGATTCTTGGTGATAATATTTTGTATGGCAATGAATTAACTAAAGTTTTAAAATTGTGCCAAGAAAATAGTGGAGCAACAATTCTTTCATACGAAGTTCAAGATCCTCATAGATTTGGTGTTATAGAATCGGATAGGGATAATAAAGTTATTTCTATAGAAGAAAAACCAAAAGATCCAAAATCAAACAGGGCGGTAGTTGGAATTTATTTCTATGATAATAGAGTTGTTAATTATGCTAAAGAAATCGTTGAGTCTCCAAGAGGAGAATTAGAAATTACTGATTTGAATAAAATATATCTTAATAACAATGATCTTAATGTAATTCCACTTTGTAGAGGAATGGCATGGATTGATGCTGGTACTTTTGATTCTCTGCTGATGGCATCGAATTTTATTTCAACAGTTGAAAAAATTCAAGGTAAAAAAATATCATGCCCAGAAGAAATTGCATATAGAAAAAAGTGGATTACAAAGGATCAACTTTTAAAACTCGCTGATACTTTTGCAAAAAGTGGATATGGAAAGTATTTGAAATCAATTGCTATTGACTAAACAAGTATAAATGTGGTACAATTAATACCTATAGTAATCATTCTATATGAAAAGAGCTTTAATAACTGGAATAACTGGGCAAGACGGATCTTATCTTGCTGAACTCCTCCTTCAAAAGGGATATGAAGTCCATGGGACTATAAGAAGGAGTTCAACAATTAACAATACTAGAATTGATCATTTGTCTCAAGATGTGATTCTTCATCATGCTGATCTAACAGATTCTACAAATATTCTTCATGTAGTTCAGGAAGTTGAACCAACAGAGATTTATAATCTTGCAGCACAAAGTCATGTAAAAGTTTCTTTTCAAATGCCTGCTTATACTGCAGAAGTAGATGCCCTAGGTGCTGTTCGTATTCTCCATAGTCTTTGTATTCTTGGAATGGATAAGAATGTGCGCTTCTATCAAGCGTCTACTTCTGAGATGTTTGGTATGGTTCAGGAAATTCCTCAGAGAGAAACGACACCATTTTATCCTCGCTCACCTTATGGTGTGGCAAAACTTTATGGGCACTGGATTACAAAAAACTATAGGGAATCCATGGGGATTCATGCTAGTTCTGGAATTCTTTTCAACCATGAATCTCCTCGTCGTGGAGAAACTTTTGTAACACGTAAGATTTCAATTGGATTATCCAAAGTTAAATCTGGTTTGCTTGAGTATCTACCTCTAGGAAATCTGAATGCAAAGCGTGATTGGGGACATGCAAAAGATTTTGTTGAGGCAATGTGGTTAATGCTTCAGCAAGAGGAACCAGATGACTATGTGATTGCTACTGAAGAACAGCATTCCGTTCGTGAGTTTGTTGAAAAATGTGCTCCTTATTTTGGAATGAATATCGAGTGGCAAGGTGAAGGTCTTGATGAGATTGGTATTGATACCAATAGTGATCAGGTTGTAATTCGTGTGAGCGATAAGTACTTTAGACCTTCTGAAGTTGATACCCTTGTTGGAGATTCTTCTAAGGCAAGAAATAAACTTGGATGGGAACCGAAGATCTCATTTGATGAATTGGTTAGAGATATGTGTCTCAACGAGATAAAATTTTAATGTTTGGAGGAACTTAAATGTATTGGCCTTTAATGAAAGATACGATTACTTTGAAAGATCGTATTAAAATGGCTGCTTTTATTTTGACAAGTAGCAGGCTCACTAATGGACCTAAAGTTCGTGAGTTTGAAAAAGTATGGTCTGAGTGGTTAGGTGTTAAACATTCTCTCTACGTTTCTAGTGGATCTACTGCAAATTCACTTTTAGTTTCTGCAGTAAAGGAACTTTATAAGTTGAAGAATAATGATAAGGTATTAGTTCCTGCCACTACTTGGATGACTAATGTTGCCCCTATCATTCAGGCTGGATTGAAACCAATTTTTTGTGATATTAACTTAAAGAATTTTTCTTTTGATGAAGAAGAATTGAAGTATATTGCTACCCAACATCCAGATATTAAAGCAGTTTTTATCACACACTTAATCGGTCTCTCATCAAATGTAGAAAAAGTTCGTGAGATTTTTCCAAATGCTCTTATCCTAGAAGATGTTTGCGAATCTCATGGAGTAGAAGATCGTAATGGAAAAAAGCGTGGAGTTGATTCTATTGGATCTACCTTTAGCTTTTATTTTGGGCATCATATTACAACGATTGAAGGTGGTGTTGTTTGTACAAACAATACTGAACTTTATGAACTAATGCGTATGAAGCGTAGTCATGGTATGGCACGTGAAGCATCTAAAGAAGTTTTTGAAGTTTATAGAAAACAAAATCCTAATATTGATCCTGCATTTTTGTTTATGACGGATGGATATAATTTCAGGAATCATGAAGTCTGCGCTGTTCTTGGATTATCTCAAATCAAAAAGTTAGATAAAAATATTAGTATTCGTAGAGAAAACTTTAAGTACTGGTGGGATGAAATTTATAAATCCGAAGACTATTTAATTCCCGAATATCAAAAAGGTAATAGTAGTTTTTCTTTCCCAATTATTTCTAAAAGTCAATCTGCATGTGCAGAACTTAAGCAGAAATTAAAGTCGAATGGTATTGAGTATCGTCCTATTATTAGTGGCAATCTACTCTTACATCCTGCGTTTAAGAAGTATAAACTTTGCACTAATAAAGAAGTGTCAAATGTTTCTATCCTACATAATAACGGTTTATATGTCGGCAACAGTCAGTTTGTGACCAAACGCCAGATCGATAGACTTATTGCCCTGATGGGTGTATAATATACTTAGATTAATTTGCAACAGAGGTTAACTGTATGACAACAAGACAAAAGACTGCTCTTGTGTGTGGCGCTGGTGGCTTTATTGGAAGTCATATGGTGCGTAGACTTAAAAGCGAAGGATATTGGGTGCGAGGCGTTGATTTGAAGCGCCCAGAATATTCAGAAACCGCAGCAGACGAATTCATTCAAGGTGATTTGAGAGATCTTGATACCGTTAAACGCTGTGTTCGTTTTGCTGGATATCAGGGAAATTATTATCATTCGATTATTGATAAGTTTGTAGAACCTTTTGATGAGATTTATCAGTTTGCTGCAGATATGGGTGGTGCTGGATTTGTTTTCAGTGGTGAGAATGATGCAGAAATCATGCACAACTCCATTCAAATTAATTTGAATATTCTTGAATGTCAAAAAGAATTGAATCAAATTAAAGATCAGAATAAAACTCAGATTTTTTATTCTTCTTCTGCTTGCATGTATCCTGAATATGCACAGATGGATGTTAATAATCCTGGATTGAAAGAGACCGATGCTTATCCTGCTGGACCAGATTCTGAGTATGGTTGGGAGAAGTTGTTTTCTGAGCGTATGTATCTTGCCTACAATCGTAATCACAAGATTCCTGTAAGAATTGCTCGTTATCATAATATCTTTGGACCTGAAGGAACTTGGACTGGCGGTAGAGAAAAGTCTCCTGCTGCTATGTGTCGTAAAGTTGCTGAACTTCCTTCCGGTGGTGGTGAGGTTGAAATCTGGGGTGATGGTGAGCAAACTCGTTCATTCCTTTATATTGATGAATGTATTGAAGCAACTCGTCGTTTAATGCAGTCTGATTTTCTTGGTCCTGTAAATATTGGTTCTGAAGAAATGGTCACGATCAATACTCTTGCTGATACTGCTGCTAAAGTTGCAGGCAAGGAAATTACCAAGAAGCATATTGATGGTCCTCTTGGTGTCCGTGGTCGTAATTCAAATAACGATCTTATTCGTGAGAAACTGGGTTGGGATTATTCTCAAACTCTTGAAGAAGGTATTCGTAAAACGTATGAGTGGATTAACGTTCAAGTTTACAAGGATACTGTAATGTATCATCCTGTTTGATATGAAAGTATGTTTTTATACTGAAGGTCATCTTGGTGATTTTATTATTACAATTCCCTTTTTAAAGTTATTGATTGAAAAGTATCCTGATAATGAATATTATCAGTGTATACATGGCGGTCAAGGAACTATCTTTCCAGAAATATTTTTGAAGACAGTTCCCAACTTAATCCCTACAGATACCCTCTGTGGGGATATTAATATTCCTACTTGAGAAGCAGCTTTAAAGGTTCTTTATCCATATGATATGGTGGCAAATCAAAAATATTTCTGGAAGCATGTTTTTGAGCAAAATAATTTTAATATAAAAATACCTGGTAATATAGGATTAGATTTTAATTTTGAATCTATTTTAGATAAAAATTCTTTATCATCAATTGATCAACTAAAAAGTAATTCACGTAAAAAAATTCTTTTTATCAATATTAAAGGTAGATCAGGGCAAACTGATAACGAAGATTGGATACCTAAAATTGATAATCTTGCAGGACTACTCCCAGAGTATGATTTTTATTATACGAATAGTGAAAATATAGAACCTAAAAATAAAAATGTAATTCATACTCCAACTATTTTTGGGAAACATTCATCTGATATTATTCACAATGCATATCTTAGTCTTTTTTGTGATATAATAGTAGCAAAGAATTCTGGTGCTTTTCAGGCAATATCAATGCAAAACAGAAATGTTTTGGATGAGAATAAGATACTTATTTGCCAAACTCAAAATAATGTTCATGTAAAAGATCTAGAGTGTTTTTACAATCGTACATTATATAATGCAATGAATTATCATACACAAACAACATCAGAAACGTTTCTAAAATTAGAGGAGATTTTAACGCCAATGTCAGTGCATGTGAGAGAGATAACTAAAG